TTAAACGGATGCGGATATGTCCTCGAAGCCCAATGAAACCACGCATCTTTTCTTGGTACTGAGCATTTTGATATAATAAATCAGGAAATAAAAGACCTGAAGGGATAAGTTCGCTGCTTTGAGTTTGAGCAACAGTCCAGATACCTTTGTAGACATCAATGGGACGACTGATGAAATGAAGTAAATCATGGCGTCGATCTTGAAGCGTAAGCTCATTGGCATTCTTGACTTGGGCCATCGAGGGGAGGACCCGAGTTTCGGAGGTGACTCCTTGTCGAAAGTAAGTCATTAATTGTTGTTCGTCTTTATTTATTGTATATTTTTCCATATTTGTGATTGGCTATTAGTAACTAAACGTTCGCCTATGATTATTATTTTTACAACTAGGAGCCCACGGGCTTATCTGCAAATGTAACTAAACGCCATTGCCATACCTAGAGGTTGCTTAAAACTAAAATATTATAACTAATTTTAATAAAAGAAAGCTTTAGAAGTCCGAAACTTCATTACAAGCGTTGTCGAACGCATCATAATAATTATCTATTGAGGGAAACTCACCTCCGAGCAATTTCTTATGTCTCATTCCAGATAAAAATAGTGTCCAATCATTGTATGCTTTCTCTCCATGTAAGCTCATTTCCAAACAAGTACCTTTAATATTATCTAATAGAGTCTCATGGCCTCTGACGGTATCGGGCGATCTCACCCACATTGGTATCTCCTTCACGGTATCGATATCCAATGGCGCGATCCATCGTCTTCCCATTTCATCAACTTGCTTGAAACCTCTTTTCAAAAAATTTATTTCAGTTAAAAAACGAGCTTTTGCTACATCTCCATCTTTATTTTTGTATTCATCAGTGTACGTTAACCCAAATAATTTCATAGCACGCGAAATTGTATGCATATTGAACCAATCAATAATCTCAGGGTTAATATTTGCGCAGTTGTCATCTCCATAAGCAATAAATTTGACATTCTCTTCAAAAGAAGAGAGATTTTTCTTAGGAGGAGGACCCAAAAGTCCAAATCCCTCAGGAAAGATCTCATTTATTTCTTGTTGTGTAGCTTTACCAAAAATCATAGAATAAACCATTCGGAAAACAACCATATTGAACATTACATTAATAATCGTGGTATAAGGATTTCCACTAGGCTGACTATTGTACCAGCGATAAACACCTCCACCTCGAGCGACATGGAGTGATCGTGTTAA